GTCTTCGCCGACTCGGGAGCGTTCAGCGCCCACACCCAGGGCGCCGAGGTGAACGTCGACGCCTACGCCGACTGGCTGCACCAGTGGGATCACCTCTTCACCGTGCGGGCGAACCTCGACGTGATCGGCGACCCCGAGGCCACCTGGGCGAACCAGCAGCGCCTCGAAGGCCGAGGGTGCGACGTGCTCCCGGTGTTCCACACCTCCGAGCCGTGGGAATGGCTCGACCGCTACGCCGACGGGCACGACTACATCGCCCTCGGCGGCATGGTCGGCCACCGAGGCCAGCAGAAGCACCTGCGCCGATGGATCATCGAAGCGTTCCAGAGGGTCGAGAAGCGCCAGCCCGGCAAGGTCGGATTCCACGGCTTCGGGCTCACCGCCTGGCCGCTGATGTGCGACCTCCCGTGGCGCTCGGTCGATTCGACCCGCTGGCTCGTCGGCACCCAGTACGGCGAGCTCCATCTCTGGGACGCCGACCAGCCGAACGGCTACCTCATCGCCCGGGTCGGTGACAGCGCCAACTGCTACGACCCGACGGTCGCCGCGCTCATCCGCCTCTACGGCGGCAACCCCGACGTGCTCGCCGACCGCGCGCTATACCACCGCCGCTACGCCGTCGAGATCAGCGCCGTCGCTTGGAAGATGTCGGAGCTCTGGCTCTGGCGCCGCCACGGCCGACGCTGGCCGAGGCTTTACAACGCTTCGAGCTCGGGCACCGAATTCCGCCAGGCGAACGCCGGGCTGCGGCTCTACCTGGCCTGCTCGCTGCACGACGCCGCCACGGGCGTCGACGCCGTTCGCCAGTACCTACACCAGCCCGAGGAGGCTCCCGTCTCGTGAAGATCACCGCAATCGTGTCAGGTGGCATGGATTCGGCCACGCTCGCCTACCACCTCATCGAGCTCGAGCACGACGTCGAGCTCGTCTCCTTCGACTACGGGCAACGGCACCGCGTCGAGCTCGAGCACGCCGAGGCGCTGAGTGACCGACTGGACGTGCCATGGTCGCTCGTCGATCTGTCTGGGCTCCGATCCCTGATCGGTGGCAGCGCCCTCACCGACGACACCATCGACGTCCCCGAGGGTCACTACGCCGAGCCGTCGATGGCGAAGACCGTCGTCCCGAATCGGAACCTCATCATGCTCTCCATCGCCGCTGGCATCGCCGTCGCCAACGACTCAGACCGTGTCGCGACGGGCGTTCACGCCGGTGACCACTTCGTCTACCCCGACTGCCGACCGACGTTCATCTCGGCGGCGTCGACGGCGATCATGCTCGGCACCGACGGCTTCGCCCCGCCAGGCTTCGGGGTGATCGCACCGTTCGTCCACATCTCGAAGGCCGACATCGCCCGAATCGGCGACGAGCTCGGCGTGCCGTGGGACGAGACGTGGAGCTGCTACAAGGGCGGCGCTCGCCACTGCGGCCTGTGCGGCACCTGCGTCGAGCGCATCGAGGCGTTCCAGATCGCCGGGGTCGACGACCCCACCGAGTACGACGCCATGCCCGACCTCGCCGGGCTCGTCTCGACGTTCGAGCGCATCGAGGTCGACGGGTGATCGCCATATCGAAGGAGATCGAATTCGACGCCGGGCATCGAGTCCCTGACCACGCCTCGAAGTGCCGCAACCCGCACGGGCACCGCTACCGGGTCAGGGCGACGTGCGAAGGCGATCTCGTCGCCGAGCCTGGCGCCGCAGACGATGGCATGGTCGTCGACTTCGGGCTGCTGAAGACGTGGCTCACCGAACGGGTCCACGACGTGCTCGACCACGGCTTCATCGTCGCCGAGTACGACACGGTGATGGTCGACGCGCTCGCCGTCGACCCCGGCTGGCGGGTCATCGTCGTGCCGTTCCCACCGACCGCCGAGCACCTGGCCCGCTGGTGCTACGACCAGCTCGCCCCGGCCGTGGCCGAACACTGGCGGGGCGTCGAGCTCACGATGGTCGAGCTCTGGGAGACACCCACCTCGAAGGCGGTCTTCACCCCGTGAGCGACGAGCTGGTCATCTCCGAGGTCTTCGGGCCCACGATCCAAGGCGAAGGTCCCTCGACGGGCCGCCGTTGCGCCTTCGTGCGTCTGGGCCGTTGCAACCTGAGCTGCTCATGGTGCGACACCCCATTCACCTGGGACTGGCGGGGTCAGAACGGCACCGCCTTCGACCCGGCGAAGGAGCTGGCGAAGGCGTCGATCGGTGACATCGTCGAGCACCTCACCGACCTCGACGTGCGTCTCGTCGTCATCAGCGGCGGCGAACCGATGGCGCAGCGCGACGGCCTGACCCGGCTGGTCGTCCATCTGCGCCGCCTGGGCTTCGACGTCGAGATCGAAACGAACGGCACGTTCGCCGCGCTGCCCATGCTCGCCGAGTACGTCACCCGATGGAACGTGTCGCCGAAGCTGGCGAACAGCGGCATGGACTACGACCGGCGCATCAATGAGGCGGTCCTCGCCGACTTCGCCACGATGAGCAAGGACCGGGTGGCGCTCAAGTTCGTCGTGACCACTCTCGGTGACTTCGCCGAGATCGATGAGCTCGTCGACGTCATCCACAGCGAACCCCACAAGGTGTGGATCATGCCCGAGGGTGCGTGCGTCGAGCGTCTCGAGCGTGACGACCTGGGAGCGATCGCCGACGCCGCCATCGCCCGTGGGTACAACGTGACCGACCGGCTCCACGTCCGACTCTGGCACGGGGAGCGCGCACGATGACCGACCTCGTCCCGATCACCTGGGCCGACATCGACGACGCCGTCTCGGCACTCTGCGCCCGCATCCCCGCCCGCTGCTCGTCGGTCTGGGGCGTCCCCCGTGGCGGCGTGCCCGTCGCCGTCGCCGTGTCCGAACGCACCGGCCTCACGCTCGTCGCCGAGCCCACCATCGGCACCCTCATCGTCGACGACCTCGTCGATTCTGGCCGCACCCTGACCCCGTGGCATGAGGACGGGCACGACGTCGACGCCCTCTTCCAGAAGCCCACGTCGCCCCGCCACCTCGCCCCAGAGGCAGCGGCCCGGCACGGCTGGCTCGTCTTCCCGTGGGAGCGCGGCGAGACCCCAGCAGAGGACGCCGTCGTGCGACTCCTTCAGGCCATCGGCGAAGACCCCGACCGCGACGGCCTCCGAGACACCCCACGCAGGGTGGTGAAGGCGCTCGGCGAGATGACGTGCGGCTACCTCGAGGACCCCGCCGACATCCTCGCCACCGTCTTCGACGTCGACTTCGACGAGATGATCGTCGTGCGCCGCATCCCGTTCGTGTCGCTGTGCGAGCACCACCTGCTCACCTTCGTCGGGCACGCCACCGTCGGCTACGTCCCGAAGGACCTCGTCGTCGGCCTGTCGAAGCTCGCCCGCCTCGTCGACTGCTACGCCCGGCGCCTGCAGGTTCAGGAGCGCATGACCCGCCAGATCGCCGACGCCATCGACACCCATCTGCGCCCAGCCGGGGTCGCCGTCCTCATCGAATCCACGCATTCGTGCATGAGCAGCCGAGGCGTCGCCAAGGTCGCTCCGATGGTCACGAGCGACGTGCGAGGCTGCTTCCGAGACCAGCCCGAGGCCCGTGCCGAATTCATGGCCCTCGCCCGGGGTGCGACGTGACCCGCCGCCTGACCACCGCCGAGCGCCTCGAGGACGCCATCACCGAGGCTCAGCTCCAGCGCACCGTCGTCGATCTCGCCGAAGTGCTGGGGTGGCGGGTCTTCCACGACCACGACTCCCGCCTGAACCGTGCCGGGCTCCCCGACCTGATCCTCGTGCGCCGTGGCCGCCTCATCTTCGCCGAGCTGAAGCGCCGCACCGGCAGACTTCGCCCAGCGCAGGCCGCATGGCTCGCCGACCTCGCCCAGGTCGCCCAGGCATCGACGGGCGCCGTCGAGGCGTACCTCTGGCGCCCCGCCGACCTCGACACCATCGGGCAGGTGCTCCGATGACCGCCCCATCCTTCGAGGCGTGGCTCGCCGACGGGTACGAGCAGGGATGGATCGTCGCGGCGTTCTGCGCCATGCACGACGGCCTACCCCTCACACCCGACGAGTCCGACGCCTTCGAGCACGACGGCTTCGACCCGTGCATGCCCGCCCTACGCATCGAGACGAACCCGTGAGACCCACCTTCGCCCAACGGCTGCAAGACTGGCGGGCCCGCTGGCTGCCCGTGCGCTACTCGACCCCGTCGTGCTCGTGGTGGAGCTACCGAGGCCGCCACTACTTCATCCGAGGGAACCCACGATGACCCCACCAGCCGCCAAGATCGGCCGCCCCTCGAAGCTCACCGCTACCCGGCACACCCTCATCGTCGCCGCCGTAGCAACCGGGGCCACCGTCGACGTCGCCGCCAAGGCAGCAGGCATCGGCGAACGCACACTCATCCGATGGCAGAAGCGAGGACGGGAAGAGACCGAACGACTCACCCTCGCCGACATCGACCCCGAAGACGAAGCGAACGTCGACCCCGACGAGCTCGACTATTGGCAGCTCTGGCGGGACGTAGAAAGAGCACGAGCCGAGAGCGAGGTCTACCTGCTCGGCCTGATCCAAGAGGCCGCCCAGGGCTACGAACGCACCACCCGACGGGAGAAGACGATCACCAAGCCAGACGGCACCGTCGAGATGACCGTCGAAGAGGTCACGACCATCGAACGCTCATGGCAGGCCGCTGCGTGGAAGCTCGAGCGCCGCTACCCCGACAAGTACGGCCGACGAACCCGCCACGAAGTGACAGGCGCCGAAGGTGGGCCCGTCGAGCTCGACCTCGGCGAGCTGCGCCAGCGTGTCGCCGCCAGCCTCGACGAGCACCGGGCCCGCCTCGAAGGCGCCCAGCTCAACTAGCGCCGATGTTCCACATGGAACACCCCCGAGATGCGCCCCAGACGCCCCGCCCGGTGATCGGGCATCCGACCCGCCGCACAGCGGGAGACGCCGTTCTAGGGGCCGATCCGACGAAGGCAGGCCGCACCCGTGGGTGAGAGCAGACTCGACTGGCTCTCCCGAGTCGACGACGACGAACGGGCCGCCTACCTGGCGACGTGCGACGGCGACGAGCTCGCTCTGATCCTCGAGCGGGACTGGACGGTCGTGCGCCGCCCCGAGCAGGGCGAACCCGACGGCGAGTGGCTGGCGTGGGTGATCTGCACGGGCCGAGGATGGGGCAAGACCCGCACGGGCGCAGAATGGTCGATCGAGCGGGCTCGAACCCTGGCCGCCAAGATGGGCCACGGGGTCAGGTGGGCGCTCGTGGGCGAGACGTTCGCCGACGCCCGAGACACCATGGTCGAAGGCGAGAGCGGCCTGCTGTCGTCCCTGGCGCCATCCGAGCTCGTGAACGGCTCGGTGGACGACTCGTGGAACCGTTCGCTCGGCGAGCTCACCCTCGCCAACGGCACCCGGTACAAGCTCTTCAGCAGCGAGAAACCCCGCCGCCTTCGAGGCCCGCAGCATCATGGGCTCTGGGCCGACGAGCCCGGCACGTTCCGCGACGCCAAGGACGGGCTCGGCGAGGACACGACGATGGCGATGGCGCTCTTCGGCTTGCGCCTCGACCCCGACCCGCGCGCTTGCGTCACGGGCACGCCCCGCAACGTGCGGCTCATCCGTGAGCTGCTCGACGACCCCCGCATGATCGTCACGACCGGATCGACCTACGAGAACCTGCACAACCTGGCGCCCAGCTACCGCCAGCGTGTCGTCGAGCGGTACGAAGGCACGAGGCTCGGGCGTCAGGAGCTCCACGCTGAGCTGCTGGCCGACACCGGCGAGACGTTCCAGCGTGGCTGGTTCGACTTCGTCGAGCAGGCGCCCACGGGCCCGAAGGTCAGCCGGGTCCGGTACTGGGATCTCGCCGCCACCGAGCCGAGCGAGATGAACCCCGACCCCGACTGGACGTGCGGCGCTCTCGTGTCGATCGACAACGGCCAACGCCCGGCCCGCTACTGCATCGAGCACGTCGCCCGCTTCAGGCTGCAGCCCGGCAAGGTCGAGGACCGCATCATCGAGCTCGCCCGAGAGGACGGCCTTCGCCGGGTCGGCATCGAGCAGGAACCGGGCTCGGCGGGGAAGAGCCAGGTCGCCCACTACAAGCGGCAGGTCTCGGGCATCTCCCGAGTCGAAGGCCACCGCCCCACCGGCCCGAAGGAGACCCGTGCCGAGATCGTGGCCGCCGCAGCCGAGCAGGGCAGGGTGTCGATCGTGCGAGGCTCGTGGAACCTCGGGCTGCTCGACGAGCTCGAGGAATTCCCGAACGGGAACCACGACGATCAGGTCGATGCTCTGTCGGGAGCCTGGGATCTCCTTCAGCGATCGACGGGCGGGCTCACAACGTCGAGCGCGGTGGGCACGAGCGTCGCAGGCCTCGCCAGGCCGGGACGGTAGGGTTCGCCCATGCCCGGGACCCGCAATCTGTCGCTGCTGAAGGCCGACGTCGTCGTCGGAGCCGAGACCTACGAGCTGCACCGCTTCGTCGTCTCACGAGGCACGGCGAGGGTCTTCACCCGCCAAGGCATCCCGATCCTCGAGGCCGAGCTCGTCGACCTGGCATCACCGACCCGCAACGTCTGGCACGCCACGACCGCGGCGGGCGACGTCTGGGTCGCCACGAAGATCGGCGGGTGCGGCTGTGGGAAGTGAGCGACGTCCCACCGACGGTCGTGTCGCTGGGCTACGGTGTCGGCGTGGTGGCGCTGCTCGTGGCCGCTGCGGGCACCGCCTTGGCTCTCGGGCTACGGCTGGCGCATCGCTGGTGGGGTGGGCTCGACGACACCCGACGACAGGCGATCGCCCTGGCGATCGTCGAGACGCACGCCGGTGCGATGTTCCCCGATCTCGGGAGGGATGATGCCCACGAAGGCTGATCTGCTCACCAGGCTCGACGACGAGGTGCCCGGCCACGGGCTGACGTCGAAGAGCACGAAGACCGAGATGGAAGCCGAGCTCGACGGCGCATCGCCGGTGCCTGCTTCCCCACGTCGACGCTCGGGCCGTCCCGTGAGTCTCGGCGGCATGTGCGTCGAGCGGTGACCCCGCCTGCGGCTCTCGCCGTCGATGCCCTCGCCGCCTTCCGCCTCACCCGTCTCGTCGTCGACGACACGATCCTCGAGGCGCCCCGCGGCGCCGTCGTGCGCTTCGCCTTCGCTGACGGCCCAGCCCGCCCAGCGCGCGCCAAGCTCGCCGAGCTCATCGAGTGCTACTGGTGCGTAGGGTTCTGGGCGTCGGCCGCTGTCGTCGTCGCCCGTCGTGCCCGCCCGCACACCTGGGCGGCCATCGCCGACGCTCTCGCCATCTCGGCTGTCGTCGGGTTCCTGTCGACCGTCTCGTGAGGACCCTGCCGTGACCGACTCGCCGATGGAGCGCAACTTCACCCGAGAGATCGGCCGTGCCGAGCAGCTCGCCGCCATGACCCGTGCCCGGCGCCGCCAGCCGATGCACGGCATGACCGCCTCAGCGAAGCGCATCGAGCCCGACGCTCCCAACCGACAGCAGCAACGCACCACCGTCGCCGAACCGTGGCAGGAGCTCGCCTGGTCGTACTACGACACCATCGGCGAGATCCGGTACGGCGGCCGCTACTTCGGGAATGCCCTATCGAAGCTGCGGCTCTTCGTGGGCGTCATCACCGACCCCGACCGTCCCCCGGTGCCAGTCGACTCGACCGACGAAGCTGGCGAGCCGATCGTCGCCCCAGCGACCGCCCTCGCCGCTCAGGCAGCACTCGCCCGGCTCCGCTCCCCCGAGGGTGGCCTCCCCGAGATCCAACGGGACTTCGGCACGAACCACTTCATCACCGGCGAAGCCTTCCTCATCGGCCGCCCCGGCACTGACGACGAGCCCGAGCGGTGGGACCTCTTCAGCATCGACGAGCTCGTCCGAGATCCCCAGAACCCCGACCGTCTCGGCATCAGGACCAGCCCGGCCAGCCTGGGCGGGCCCACCGCCATCGAACCGCTCGGCGAGGACGCCTTCATCCTTCGCATCTGGCAGCGGCACCCCCGCTTCTCCGACCTGGCCGACTCGTCGATGCGGGCCGTGCTCGACCTGTGCGACGAGCTGCAGATCCTGACCCGGGTCATCCGAGCGACGGCGCTCTCTCGGCTGCCCGCTGGCATCCTGAAGGTGCCGTCCGACGCGAGCGACGGTCCGCTCGACTACACCGACGGCGAAGGCCAGGGCGAGGGTCGACGTGACCAGCTCACCGACGACCTGCTCGCCCACCTGTCGGCGCCGATCAAGGACGAAGGCTCGGCGTCTGGGGTCGTGCCGTTCATCCTTCGAGGCGAGCGCGACGACCTGGCCGCTGTCGACCTGCTCACCTTCGACCGGCCCTTCGACGCCACGGCAGCCGACCAGCGCGTCGAGCTGATCCGTCGCATCGCCAACGGCGTGGACCTGCCGCCCGAGGTTCTGCTCGGGATGGCCGACGCGAACCACTGGACGGCGTGGCAGATCGACGAGACGACATTCTCGGCGCACATCGAGCCCGTGGCGAACCTCTTCGTCGGCGCCCTCACCGTCGGCTATCTGCAGCCCGCTCTCGAAGCAATGGGCATTACCGACGAGCGCATCGTCGTCTGGTACGACGCCACCTCGCTCGTCGCACACCCGAACATGGCGCAGAACGTGAAGGATGCCCACGATCGGCTCGCCGCCAGCGACGAGGCGCTTCGCAAGGCGCTGGGTCTCGCCGAAGAGGACGCCCCAGACGACGCCGAGCTCGCCCGACGAGTCGCCGCCAAGCAGCCCGCCAGCCCGCAGCTCGCCCAGCCCGCCCCGGCGTCGCCCGAGACGGTGCAGCCATCGACGCCTGAACCCGCTCCCGAGATCGTCGACATCGTCGCATCAGCGCTCGTGGCCGCCGCCCCGCCCCTCGCCGACCTGGGCCGCCAGCTCGTCGACGCCGACCGTGCTCTCCGAGACCGCATCCTCGTCGCCGCCGACGCTTCGCTTCGCCGTGTCCTCGAGCGCGCTGGGGCACGTCTGCGCTCACGGGCGGGCTCCGACACGCTCGCCGCCGACGCCATCAGCGGCGTCCCGAACCATCTCGTCGCTGCCACGCTCGGCCCGACCCTCACGCACAGGCTGCAATCCGACCTCGAAGAGCTGCTCGCCGGTGCC